ACTCTTTCTACTAATTGGAATAGAGGTAATACTAACAATTTCAAACCAATAATCATAGATATTGCTGATACAGGTGCAGAAAGAGGAAAGCGTTTGGACTTGGCTAATCATGACTATGTGTTAGTGTTTGAGACTGCACATAACGAAGAAACACCAGATTTACTGTATGATTTTGTTACTACCCGTATCAACATAACGCTAGACTGCAGGACTACTCGCTCTAGGAAACATATGCAAAAGATGGAAAATGAGATACGCCGTGCTATTCATTTGAATCGCAAGGGAGATGGTGTTAACTACGACAGGTTAGTATACAAAACCCGTACAGACCTATCTGATAGGAGTAAGCGTTTGTTTAGGATTACCTTCCAAGTTGAAGTAATTGTTTTCTCAGAACTAATACCATGAGGTGAAAAATATGCCATCAACAGTCTATAAGGGTGATTTAACAGAAGTTACTTTCGGTCATGAAAGTGGCATGGATTTGACACACGGTTATGCGGGTTCATTCATGTTTACAGCAAAACAAAATGCTAGTTGGCCTAACATTGATACTAGTATAATCACCTTTAGTGGTGGAGCCTCTGGTACTCCGGTGGTTAATGGGGTATTGGCTTATCCTACTGGTATGTTAGTAGGTTCTAGATTAGTGTTTTCTGGTATTACAAGCGGTTTTTCTACGGCTGATAATCATACTAATGGTGGACCTTCGTATACTATTGTAAAGCACGCGGTTGTTAGTGGGGCAACTGAACTAACCATCAGCCCTGCTTTGAAAACAGACCATACAGGGGGTGGTGGGGTTAATTCCGCTAATGGGACACTACACATCCTTCCTTACAAGACCCCTTCAATGGATACGAGTATGGTTTATCATGCAAATGCTAATACTTCTGGTGAGAGGGTTCTCACAGACCAATTCGTTGGACTGATAAGCACAGTAGCCCTTCCTGAGACAACTGTAGACCTCAAGCGTTACCATGTTGTGGGTCTTGGTCGTGATGTTGCTGTACAGGTTCCCGGTAGATTCCTTAACCAAGGTGGCTCTTTTGAAACCAATTTGCATAATGCTCGTTGGTTCTATTACGCACTTGGTCATGAAGTCACAAGTGTAAATGCACCTCAAACGGGTGGAGGCACATTTTTGACTAATGGGGCTATACAGGCGGGTGACTCTTCATTCTCATATGATGGTGGTAGTGGCGCTCCTGCTATTGATGATGATGGGGGTACTAGTGTGGCTATAGGGCCGGGGGATTACATTGTTCTAGTAGATGCTAACACTACAGATATCAATGTGCATAGAGAGACCACTAGTGATGGTACATGGCCGAGTGTGACTTCTCAAGGTATCATAAGTAAGGCAGTAAAGCAAGAAACTCGCCGTGTAGTGGCTATATCAGGTGCTGCTGCTGGTACTATTTGGGTAGATGACCCTTTCAATTTCTCTCATGCTGATAATACAAGTTTGAAGTTTGTTAGATTTGAGGATGATGGGGCTCGTGGTAGCCCACACATGTCTATTGCGTCTGCCTCTTATGGGGATATCTCAAACAAGACACAGCGACTACTCTTCTCTCGTACAACGGTTCCTTCATTCGCTATGGAAGTGAGTATCAGGAGAAACGATAACGATGGTGGAGATATTACTACACAAGATTCTGGTACTGACATTAACAACGGTAGTGGGTATTCTCTTGGTACGACAAGTGCTATGACTACAGATGGTACGGCTGCAAATAGTAGTTTTTCAGTAAATGATAATTTGTACAATTCTGCTGGTGTTTTTATTGGTACTGTTACTGCAGTTGCGTCCACAAGTGTGACTATTGGCGCAGGTACGGAAGTTGCTTTGTCTGATAATGATTCTTTGTACAAAGTGATAGGAAGTGAAGTTACTGATGGTGGCGCTTCTGACTCTAAACAACTCACTCGTGTGTTCAGAGGTTGCAAAGTGAAGGACTGGTCGCTTACTGCCGATACAGATGCTGCGGTTCGTATGACTGTGAATTTCGATGCTGCTCTTTGTTATACCGATACAGG